CAACGCTTTAATAAGTGAAATGTATCCGATACAGAACGGCAGCACGTTGTCGTATATCCCGTTTGTTATCCTTGGGGCTAACAGCGCGACTGCTACAGTGCAGAAGCCGCCATTGCTTGACTTGGTAGACACAAACCTTGCCCACTACCGCAACAGCGCCGATTATGAGCATGGCTTGCACTTCACGGGCTTGCCTACCCCATACGTTGCGGGTGTTCAGCTTCCAGAGGGCGCAACACTTGCTGTAGGCTCAATGAGCGCATGGATATTCCCTGACCCTTCAGCTAATGCTGGCTATCTTGAGTTTAAGGGTGATGGCCTAAAGACACTGCGCGAAGCACTAAAGGACAAAGAACAGCGCATGGCTGTTTTGGGCGCACGGATGCTTGCCGACGATAAGCGCACGGCTGAAGCATTTGGCACGGTAGAATTAAAGACTGCTGGTGAACGTTCTATCCTTGCATCAATTAGCCGTTCTGCATCCGATAGCATTACCCGTGCATTAAACTGGATGGCAGAATGGGTAGGCGCACCACAGGATGTTGAGTTTAATCTAAACACGGACTTTGGCGCTGCACGGATGCAACCGCAAATGGTCACTGCCCTTTTGAGCGCATACCAAGGCGATGCAATGCCGCTTTCAGTATTGTTCGATAACTTCCAGCGCGGCGAACTTATCTCGCCAGACATGGAGTTTGAAGAATACGAAGCGCAGTTGGATGACTCTGGCCCATCATTCACGCAAGATGCTTTGGTCGAGCCAGATGAAGATAACAACGACAATGCAGAAGAACAAACCCTGATGGCTAATATCCGTCAGAGGCTTGGACTTTAAATGGCAATCAGCGAGGAAATTGTCACCTCGCTAGTCGAGGCTGTGGCCGCGCTTAATCAGCGCACCAATGATGCTGTGTCACGCGCAATGATAGCAGGGCCGCAAGGTGAGACTGGCCCACAAGGTGAAGCGGGAAAAGATGCGCCTCCTATTACTGACGAACAAATCAAAGATGCTGCTGTCGCTTGGTTGCAAGACAACATCACGCAGCCCAAGGACGGCATCGACGGTAAAGACGGAGAGCAAGGGCCAGAAGGTCGCGCACCCACAGATGAGGAAATCCAACTTGCCGTCAATATCTGGTTTGAAATCAACCGTGCTTCGCTTGTTGGCCCCGCTGGAAGCAATGGCAGCGATGGTCGTGATGGTCGTGACGGGAGCGATGGTGTTGATGGCAGGGATGGCACTAATGGTGCTGCTGGCCCCTCTGGTGTTGGCATCGCATTGGTGGAACAACGCGATGAAACGTCTTTTTGGATAACGCTGACTGACGGGCAAGAATTTCAGATTGAATTGCCTGTAGCTAAGGTTAGGACGGCTGCTGCTTTTGGAGGCGGCACTCCCAAGCCTGTTTATTTGTCAGCCGTTGACTTGCAGACGCAAACGCACGCTGCCAACACCGCAACAGCGATGGAATTTGACACTATTTTAGACAACTACGGCATCACGATTGAAGACAATGTGCGCGTAGTGTTTAGTGAAAGCGGATTATATAACATCCAGTTTAGCGCACAGTTGCTTAATTCTGACAGCCAAGAACATGACGTTAGCATCTGGCTTGCACGCGATGGCGTCGCTGAACCGGATAGCTGCACAGATATTACCGTTCCTAAAAAGCATGGTAGCTTTAATGGCGCTGCCGTTGCCGCATGGAATTTTTACTATCGGGCGGAGAAAAACGAATACTTCCGGTTAATCTGGTCTGCGCCTAGCGCCCAAGTTTACATTGCAGGATTGCCAGCGCGAACCGCACCAGTTAGACCAGTGACACCATCCATCATTCTAACAGTCAATAAAGTCGCGCCTTGACCGTATCCGACCAACTCCTTGACCTTTTGACCATACGGCAACTGCTTTTGCAGCGCATTATCGGTGGGCAAGATGCCGCCATAAATAAGCAACTGAACGCAATAGCTGCTGAAATCGAAAAGGCATTAAAGGGCGATGACCTTTCCACATATAAGGGCAAGCGTTTAGCTAAGGCGATTGAAGAACTAAAGGCAATGGTATCTATAACGCCACCAGACCTTGCAGAATTAGCAACTGCTGAAGCATCATTCCTGCAAAGCGCATTTGTGTCAGTAGGAATAGACACAGTAATACCGCCAGCATCTGTTGTTAATACAATCGCTAAAACGTCATTGATACAAGGTGCGACAATAGGCGAATGGTTCGGCAGATTAAATGAGTCTGCAAAGTTTGATATTGAGCGTGCTATTAAAAATGGCATAACGCTGGGGCAGACCAACAGAGAAATAGCTAAGGCGATTGTCGGCAATGGTTCTGACAAAGGCCCACAGGCGCTTGCAAAAGCAAGGCGCGATGCAATGGCCATCACTCGCACTGGTGTTCAGACTATTGCTAATGAGGCACGCATGGCTGGCCTTATGGAAAACCAAGACATCATTAAAGCGGTGCAATGGGTTTCCACATTAGATAGCCGCACCAGTGAAATATGTATTGCACGCTCTGGCAAAACGTGGACATTCCCAGAGTTTAAACCAATAGGACATTCTATACCTTGGAATGGTGGCCCTCCTGCTCATTGGTCTTGTAGGTCAAGCTATGTGCCTATTACAAAGTCATTTGCAGAAATACGTGGCGAACCTGTAGCAAAAGAAATATCGCAAACAACTCGCGCCAGCATGGATGGGCAAGTTGCTGCTGATTTATCATTTGACCAGTTTTTAAAAAGTAAACCAGCCGCTTTTGCTGATGAAATGCTAGGCAAAGGTAAAGCTGAGTTATGGCGTTCGGGCAAGATAACTTTAAGTCAACTATTAGACCAGCGCGGCAATCCACTTACACTTACACAATTATCACGCCTATAGTATTATTGAGCGTAGCATGATAATAAAAGAATTATGCGGAGGCCGTGCCGAAGCGTTACCCGCCCCTGAGGGGCAACAACAGTCCAGAGGACAACAACTATGAGTGAAGAACGGATAGCAGAGTTAGAGGCCGCAATGGAGGCGCTGAGTGCCAAGAACCGCGAACTTCTAGGTGAAGTTAAAATTGCCAGAGCGAAAGCAAAAGGCGTTGAGATAGACCCAAACGATTTTATGACGCTTCAAACTGAAAATGAAGCTCTTAAATTGCAACTCGATAAAACAGTCAAGGATAGCACGAAGACGATAGAGACACTGCAATCAAGCCTGACAGAAAAAGATGGCGCACTGCAATCGTATCTAATCGACAACGGGCTAAACGATGCGATGCTAAAGGCTGGTATTAAGACTGAATTCATGGCCGCTGCAAAAGCCATGTTGAAGTCGCAAACAAAGCTGATGGCGGACAATGGGCAATATTCCGCACTTATGGGTGACAAGCCGCTGAATGAAGCGATTGCTGAATGGGCCGCTGGCGATGAAGGTAAACACTTCGTTTCCGCACCCGCTAACTCTGGTGGTGGAGCCACTGGTGGGACTGGCAATGGTATGGCTGTAGCACCAAAGGGTAACCTTGGAGGCGACAAGACGCAGCGGACAAACGCAATCAAACAAATGTTCCCTGATTTAGCATAAGGATTTTAAGTTATGTCACTTTCGCAAATGAAAGTATTCAACGAATACGTAATGCCAGCTACCATTGAGACACTGGCTCAAATGGTTGATAAGTTTAACGCCGCATCAAACGGCGCAATCCGCTTGACCACGACTGGCTTTGACGGTGACTTCTATCAGGAGTCGTTCTTCGCTGCCGTGCATAGCGCACAGCGTCGCGTTGACCGTTACGCAAACCAAGCATCCGCAAGCGCAACTGACCTTACTCAGCTTCAGTTGAACGGCGTAAAGGTTGCTGGTGGTTTCGGCCCAATCCGCTTTGAGCCTTCGCAGCTTACATGGTTGCAAAAGCCAACGTCGGAAGGCATTGAAGTTGCATCGCGTAACTTTGCTGAAGCTCTGATGGCTGACCAGCTCAACACTGCAATCGCTGCTCTTGTTGCTGCAATCGCCAACCAAGGCGCTGCAACGACTGTAGACGTTTCGGCTTCGGCTCCAGTAACCTACGGCACGATGAACTCGGCAAACGCTTTGTTCGGTGACAATTCGTCGAGCATCGTTGCTAACGTAATGAACGGCGCTGCATATCATAAGCTGATTTCGCAGAACCTGACTAACGGCGCACAGTTGTTCG